TCCACCGACCAAGGACTAAAGGCCCATGACGCTCAACCGTCACATGCGGGTGTTCGCCCGCACTCGCCCTGGCGCGCTGCCGGTCCCTGCATCGCGGGACGTGTGCGCACTGACCAAGCCCAGCGTCCTCGACAAATGGGGCGAGGATGCTGCTGGTATCAGGGCGCTCGAAAAGGGCGACAACGTCATCACCATGTTCGACATGATCGGCGAGGACTTCTGGTCTGGCGGCGGAGTGACGGCGAAGAAGGTCGCCGCGCAGCTACGCGCGATCGGCGACCGTCCAGTCACCGTCCAGATCAACTCGCCGGGCGGCGACATGTTCGAGGGCATCGCAATTTACAATGTGCTGCGCGAGCATCCGCAGGACATCACGGTCCAGGTCATGGGCATGGCCGCCTCGGCCGCCTCAATCATCGCAATGGCCGGAAACCAGATCGAGATCGGCGCCGCCGCCTTCTTCATGATCCATAACTGCTGGGTGCTCGGGTTCGGCAACCGGCAGGACTTCGTCGAGCTCGCATCGTGGCTGGAGCCGTTCGATGTCGCGATGCGCGACGTCTACGCCGCGCGCACCGGCCTCAAGGCCGACGACATCGCCAAGATGATGGACGCCGAGACCTGGCTCAGCGGCAGCGTTGCCGTCGACAAGGGGTTCGCCGACGCTCTGCTTCCCGCCGATCAGACCACGGTCGACGACAAGACCAAGGCCGAGGACCGGCAAATCAACGACGTGCGCGCGATGGAACTGCAGCTGATAGCCTCGGGGCTCAGCCGCACTCAGGCGCGTGAGCGCATCAACAAGATCAAGGGCACGCCAGGCGCTGCCCACGATTCCGGCACGACGGACTCTGCCGGACAAGAGCTGGTCGGCCCGCTGGCCGGCCTTCTGGAGACATTTCGCTCAAAAGGAGCTTGACCATGAAGACTTTGCATCTTGCGGTCGCCTGCCTGGCAGTCGCCGCGATCAGCCTTGTCGGCGCCGCGCCGGCAGCCGCTGCCACGCTTGCGCATTTCGTTGCGCATCCCGCCATCACTGCCGATGGCTTCGCCCATGCGGCGACGATGCTCAGCATCCTCGCAGTGCCCGCTCCGCGCGCGCTGTGCGGGAGGCCGCGCGCCGACGCGCCGACCGACCCGAAGGCGTTGATCGAGGAAATTCAGCGGACTTTCGCTTCCTTCCGCGAACAGAACGACAAGCGGCTCGATCAGCTGGAAAAGCGCGGTAGCGAGGACGTGATTACGTCCGAGCAGGTCGAGACGATCAACAATAGCCTCACCGCGCTGACCAAGGACCTCGAGACGCTGCAGGCTGAGAATGCCGCAATGAAGCTCGGCGCTGGCGCCGGCGCAGTGATCTCGGCCGAGGCGAAGGCGCATTCGGACGCCTTCCACGCCTGGTTCCGCAAGGGCAACGAGCCGGCCAACATGCGCGAGCTCGAGATCAAGGCCGCGCTCACCACGCAGTCGGATCCGGACGGCGGATTCCTCGTGCCGACGCAGATGGAAGGTACGATCGACCGCGTGCTCGGCACCGTTTCGGCCGTCCGCGGCATCTCGCGCGTCATCAACGTGTCGACCAGCGAATACAAGAAGCTGGTCAACATGGGCGGCGCTGGCAGCGGATGGGTCGGCGAGGAGGAGGCTCGGCCCGCAACCGGCACTCCGACGCTGCGCGAGATCGCGATCAACGTCGCCGAGCTGTATGCCAATCCGGCCTCGACTCAGACTGCGCTCGACGACTCGTCGTTCAACGTCGAGCAGTGGCTGGCCGACGAGGTCTCGATCGCGTTCGCCGAGAAGGAAGGCGCCGCCTTCGTCTCCGGCGACGGCGTCAAGAAGCCGCGCGGCCTCCTGGCCTACCCCACGGTCGATAACAGCTCCTACGCATGGGGCAGCCTCGGCTTTGTGGTGACCGGCGCGGCCGCGGCGTTCGCCTCGACCAACCCCGCCGACGCGCTGATCTCCTTGGTCTACGCGCTCAAGCAGGGCTATCGCTCGGACGGCACGTTCCTGACGTCCGACGCGGTGCTTGGCACCATGCGGAAGTTCAAGGACGGCCAGGGCAACTATCTGTTCCAGCCCCCGACCGGGCCGGAAGCTCCGGCGACCCTGCTCGGCAAGCCGATCGTGACCGACGACAACATGCCTGCGCTCGGCGCCGGCAATTTCCCGGTCGCCTTCGGCAACTTCAAGCGGGGCTATCTGATCGTCGACCGAGTCGGCATCCGCGTCCTGCGCGATCCGTACACCAACAAGCCGAACGTGCAGTTCTACACGACCAAGCGCGTCGGCGGGGCGGTGGTCAACTTCGAGGCGATCAAGCTGCTCAAGTGCTCGACCTAAGGTCGACGCAGGCGACAGCCTGACACGGCGGCGGGAGATTCCCGCCGCCACCTCTCGTTAGCAATCGAATTCCAAGGAAAGGACCTCATCCCATGAGGGACATTCATTCGAAGATCACGCGGCAGCTGCTGATCGGCGCTGCCACCCTCGCCGCGGATAGCACTCCGGTCGCGGTCGACCGTCAGGGCTACGAGTCGGTCGAGATTCTGCTCGATATCGGTATCGGCGGCATCACCTTCACCGGCACCAACAAGATCGAGTTCGTCCTCACCCACAGTGACGATGGCACGAACTACACCAACGTCACCGATGCCGATATGCAGGGTGTTTCCGGCATTTCCAACGGCATCATCAAGTCGCTGACCTCGGCTCAGGCCGCAGCCGGCGTCTACCGCTACGGCTACAAGGGCAACAAACGCTACTTGAAGCTGCTAGCGGACTTCTCGGGTACGCATGGCACCGGCACGCCGATCGCGGCGTCTGCGCTGCTTGCCCGCGGCTATAACAAGCCGGAAGCGAACCAGGCGTAACCCGCCTGCCTTAGGTCCGGCGCTCGGGGGAGGGGCGCCGGACTTTTTCACCAATTCAACGAACGTAGGTCGCCAGGAGCGCAGCCATGTGGCTTCCCACCGAGGTCATTGCTGCTCCGACCGAGGATCCGGTCGCGATCAGTGATGCGCGGCTCCAGGTGAGCATCCTCGCCGACGATTCCACCTACGACGCCGAGCTTACGCTCTACATGAAGGCTGCCCGCGCGCACGCCGAGGAGATTACCGGCACCTGCCTGATGACGCAGACGGTGCTGATGCGGGCGTCCTGCTTTGCCGACCTCGAGGCGCTGCCCACCGCGCCGCTGCAGTCGATCAGTTCGATCAAATATCTCGACGCACTCGGTATCGAGCAGACCCTGTCGACCGACGTGTACGAAGCAGTGCTGGTGGGGATGCGGCCGTTCGTGAGGCTCAAGCCCAGCCAGGCCTATCCCGCAGCGCTTCGCGTCAAGGACGCCATCCGCGTTACCGCGGTCGCCGGCTACGGCGCGCCGGAGGCGCTTCCTGACGACGTCAAGCTCGGGCTGCTGCTGATGATCGGTGAGTGGTTCAAGGAGCGGGAGGCGAGCGGCGTCGCTGATACCGAGCGCGTTCCCAACGCCGCGGTCTCGCTGTTCAAACCACATCGCCGCTTTCGGGGGATCTGATGGCCGACGAATTCAGCAGCTTCTCGGACGACGTCGACAACCCAGCGCGGAAGGTCTTCGCCATCACGCCGGACAACGCGGACACGGCGATCAACCCGCTGCCTAAGGCGCTTCGCGTCGACGGCGCAGGAACCATCACTTTCCGAGCGGTCGATTCCGCGGCCGACGTGACTTGGAATGTCCTTGCCGGCGACATCCTGCCCGTGCGCGCGCTCTACGTTCGCTCAACCGGCACAAACGTCACCGTCCACGGTCTTGCGTAGCCCACACCAGAGAATCCGAAGGGAGTTACTGCCATGCTCACTGCCAAGATCACCTCCGAGGTCATTGCCCAGCAAAAATCGCAGCTCGATCTCACTGCGCCCGAGGCCGACATCTCGCGGTCGTACGTCCAGCAGTATAGCGACGGCACCGGCGCCAACCAGGCGCAGAAGATGTTCAGCGATGCGCGCACCGTCGCTGGCAGCAGCAGCGACAACCTCGATCTCGCAGGCTCGCTCCCCGATGCGCTCGGCGCGACGCTGACCTTCGCTGCGATCAAGGAGATCATCGTCAAGAACAAGTCGGCCGCGAACCAGCTGCGCATCGGCAAGAAGATCTCCAATGGTTTCGCCGGCCCGTTCGATCAGACTGCCGGCGCGCTCGGTGTGGTGGTCGAGCCCAACGGCATCCTGCGGCTCAACAATCCGAGCGCCAATGGCTGGCCGGTTACGGCCGCGACCGCCGACCTGCTCAGCGTCGAGAACCTCGGCGCGACTTCGTCAGACTACGAAGTCATCCTGATCGGCAAGTAAGATGGCTGCCTACAAAGTGGCGGGCCGCCCGCTCGTGCATAATGGGCGCCGGCTCCGCGTCGGTTGGAAGCTCGAACTCGGCCCCGAGGATGGTCACATCCTCTGCCAGCTCGGGCGTGTCACGCCATATGAGAAGCCGGCGCGCAAGCGCAGGGCGAAGGCCACCGCCAGCGAAGAGGGTTAACTCCGATGCAGGCCGGCAAGCTCAACCGCCTGGTCACCATTCTCGTCTCCGTCGATACGCAAGAAGGTACCTACGGAACGAAGGAGCGGAAGTGGGTGCCCGCGGCGAAGGTCCGCGCGGAGGTGCAGGATATCCTGCCGAGCCGCGCGGATCGGGTCGCGGGTAGCGACATCTCGCTGACCCGGCGTCCGTCGCGCATCAGGATGCGCTGGCGGGACGACGTGAGCATGGCCAATCGCATCGAGCTCGACGGTCGCCAAATGCGGATCGTGGCTGGGCCGGCAATGATCGGCCGCCGCCAACGACTCGAACTGATGGTCGAAGAATTGTCGACCGAGGGGCAGCAGCCGTGATTGAGTTCAAGATCAACGGCGGTAAGGAGCTGGATGCGCTGCTGCGGCAGTTGCCGGTCGAGGTCGAGACCAAGATCCTAGGCAACGGCCTCGCTGCCGGCGCCAACGTCATCCGCGACGAGGCTCGCGCAAGGGTCCACAAGAAGAGCGGGCAGCTGGCTGCCGGCATCAAGACGGCGCGCGCAACCAAGATGGACGAGGGTCAGGTCATCGCCAAGGTAAAGCAGACCGGTCGCCACGCGTTCATCGGCATCTTCATGGAATACGGCGTGCTGCCGCACATGATTTGGGCGAGCAACGCAAAGCATAGCCTGGTGATCAACGGCGTGCCGATTGGACGCCGGGTCGAGCACCCAGGCCATCCGGCCTTTCCGTACATGCGACCGGCGCTTGATGCCGCAGCGGGGCGGGCGGTGCAGGCGGTCGGGGACTATCTCTCGCACTACCTCAACTGGGGAACAATCACGGCCCCTTCGGTCAGCGTCGACCTTGAGGCTGCGTGATGGACGGCGTTGCAATCATTCGCGAGCTGCTCGCGGCTGACACCGGATTCACCGATCTCGTGCCCGCCGAGCGGATCAGCGCCGGCGTGCTGACCACGGGGATCGAGCTCGACGCGATTTCGATCGCGCGGATCTCGGGCACGGATCGCAACATCATCCAGCCCGGCGCTACTCGCCACGTGATGGAGCGGGTCCAGGTCACGGCCGCGGCCGCGACCTATCCGCGGATGAAGGCGATCCTGCATGCGGCCAGAGCCGCAGCAGCCGATTACATCGGCGAGGCCGCGGGATTGTCCGACGTCACGGTCCGCACCGATTCCACAGGCCCGGATTTTATGGACGAGGAGTCCTCGATCCACATGGGCAGCCAGGATTTCATCGTCGCTTACAACGAGCTGCGGTGAATAACCCCGCCCGCGGTCGAGCGGGCATCACAACCATGAGAATGGGAGCACTGAAATGACCGTTCGCACTTCGGCGGGGTCCACGATTGCGATCTCCGCCTCGCAGCCCGCTACTTACGACCAGGCCGGTTATGAAGCACTGAGCTTCACGACCATCGGCGAGGTCACCGACCTCGGCGAGTTCGGCCGCGACTATGCGCTGGTGACGCACAACCCGATCGCCACCCGCGGGACGGTGAAGCGCAAGGGCAGCTATAATCCGGGCACGATGGACGTAAAGCTCGGCCTCGACAATGACGATGCCGGCCAGATCCTCGCCAAGGCCGCCTCGCTGTCCGACAATGACCATTCTATCCGCGTCACCCTGCAGGACGGCAGCGACTATTACTTCCAGGCGCAGGTCATGAGCTTCAAGCCGAACGTGGGCAGCGTCGACAACATCACGCAGGCGTCGATGAAGCTCGAGCTCACGCTCGACCCGACCGGCAACGACATCGTCGCGGTGCTGGCCTAACGTCCTAAGATTCCCGCCGTGACGGGATTGCGGGCGGCTCCTTCCGGGCCGCCCTTTCTTTATGCACCGCTTCGCCGTTCGGGTCACGGGCCGGCGGCGGAGCGGTGCGCCCGTGAGGTAAAATTATGTTCGACATCACCACGACCGCCGTCGAAGAGACGGCCACGCTCGAGCTCGTCGATGCCAACGAGGCCCCGCTACTTGGAGATGACAAGAAGCAGTGCTCGATCACGGTGTACGGCCCCGGCTCGGAAGCGTTCGCGCGGGCCGAGGCGAAGCGGCAGAACCGGCTCGTCGAGCGCTTGAAGCGCAAGGGCAAGGCCGACCTGTCTCCCGAGGAGCAGCGCGCCGAGCATGCCGAGTTCCTGGCGTCGATCACCGTCAGCTTCAACGGCTTTGGGTACCCGCCAGCAGGCGAGGCGACGGGCAAGGACCTGTTCCGCGCGCTCTACAAGGACCGCAAAGTCGGCT